CCGCCCCGAAATCAGCGCGGAAATCCGCTTTGGAGATGTGCCCCAATGAATGAGCTCGTGATTGATTTTAAATTTGCGTTTCAGGCAGCGTGGGCGATTTTAACGGCTGCGCTGTGGATTTACATTAAGTATATCGCCGACCGGCTCGCCGCCGCCGACAGCCGCGCCGCCGCGCTGCAAACCAAGCTGCACGCGGTGGAGGTGGGCTATAAGGCCGATATTGCTGCGCTGCAAACCAACGGCGACAACACCATGCTGCTGCTGCGTGAAATCCGCCAAGACATCAAACAAGTGGCCGACAAGCTCGACCGGAAGGCAGACAAATGACTTACCAAACAGGCGACAGCACGCGCGATATTTTGCACCGCATCGAGGAGCAAAACCAAAAGATTTTGGATAACCAAGCCGCGCAGGAAAAAACGCTTAAAAAAATCCACCAAGACACCAAATCCGCCGCACGCAAGCATGGCGCGATTGCCGGCGCATTGGCCGGCACCGCAGCAGGCGGCGCGGCAGGAGCCGCCGCCGGCATGATACAGGCAGGCTTGGCGCTGATTAAAGCGCAGATCGGCGGCTGATATGGCCCACCCGCAAGATGCCCGCGAAAAAGTGCGCCGGCTTTATGTGTTTGAGCAGCTGCCGCTGGAGATGGCGGCGCTGCAAGCCGAAGTTCCCATCGGCACGGCGCGGCGCTGGAAAAGCGCCGATAAAGCCAAGGGCGATGATTGGGACAAGGTTAAAACCGCTCATGTAATGGCATCGGGCGGCGCCGAAGAAATCGCCCGCGCCATCTTTACCGGCCTAATGATCCAATATCAGGCGGTGATTGAGCAGCTCAATGCCGACAACAGCCAACCGCCCGCAGAAAAAGTGCAGATGCTCACCAGCATGGCCGATGCGTTTAACAAGGCGGTGAGCGCCAGCGCCAAAGTGTTGCCGGAAACCAACCGGCTGGCGGTGGCGATGGAGACCGTGCGCGCCTTTGGCGATTATGTGCGCGAGCGCCACCCCGCACGGGCGATGGATTTTATCGACATGATTCAGGCATTTGCGCCCGAGCTGCAAAAACGATTTGCTTAAGGATAGGGATGACCAAAAATTATAAAGCCGCACCGCTGCCTTTTATCGGCCAAAAGCGGCTGTTTTTAAAAGATTTTAAAGCCATGTTGGCCGAGATTGAGGGCGATGGCGAGGGCTGGACGATTGTGGATGTGTTTGGCGGCAGCGGCCTCTTGGCCCACACCGCCAAGCGCGCAAAACCCAAAGCCCGCGTGATTTATAACGATTACGACAATTACAGCGAGCGGCTGGCCAATATCGACAGCACCAATGTGCTGCGCCGCGAAATCCACCGCCTGCTTGCCCCGATGCCTAAAGATGGCAGCTTGAGCGCCGAGATTGCCGGGCAAATCCGCACCGCCATTTTGGCGCATCAGGCAGCCGGCGGCTATATCGACATCGGCTGCTTAAATGCCTGGCTCTGCTTTGGCGGCGACTGGAAGCCGCTAGAAAAAATTTTGAACGCGCGCGACCTGTGGAGCCGTGTGGCCAAAACCGATTACAACGCCGATGGCTATTTAGACGGCCTGATTATCGAGGCGGCCGATTATCGCGAGCTGCTGCAAAAATACCGCGCCGAAAAAACGCTGTTTGTGTTTGACCCGCCTTATATCAAAACCATGCAGGGCATGTATGCCAACAGCAAATATTTTGACATGGTGGCATTTTTAGAGCTGATGGACAGCGTGGCGCCGCCGTTTGTGTTTTTTAGCGGCAGCTGCAGCGAGCTGCCGGCTTATGTTGATTACCTTAAAAAATCGCGGCCGCATGAGTGGCGGCATAAATTTGAGGGCGCGGTGGTTAAGCATCGTGTTGGCCGTGTTAATGCCTCTGCCGCCTACAAAGACAACATGATTTATAACTTACAGGCCGTCTGAAAAGCGAAAAGCCCCGAAACCGGAGCTGTAACGCCGACTAGGGTGCCCCCCAATCCACTTGACAAAAATAATACCATAGGCCGTCTGAAACATGAAATCAAAAGAATTTTTCCGCGAGCTTGAAGAATACGCCGCAGAGCTGCGCCGCACCATTGAGGCGGAGGTGGAGGGCTTTTCGACCGCGCCCGAAGACATCAAGGCGCGGCGCGAAAAGGTTTTAGATCCTGTGGGCGGCTATGAGTATTTTACAAAAAACTATTTCCCTCACTATATCAGTAGCGGCAGTCAATCGGATTTGCACCGCTTTTTGTTTGCCGAGCTGCCCGACATGGCGGCCAATCCGTTATCGCAATCGCTGGCCGTGGCCGCACCGCGCGGCGAATCCAAAACAACATTGGTCACGCAGATGTACACGCTTTGGCGCATCGTTACCGCCCGCACCCATTTTACGGTGATTGTGATGGACAGCATCGACCAAGCCTATCCGATGCTGGAGACCGTCAAGGCCGAGCTGGAGTTTAACCCGCGCATTGGCGCCGATTTCCCCGAGGCGGCGGGCGCCGGCAAAGTGTGGCAGGCAGGCACGGCGGTGACGGCCAACGGTGTAAAAGTGCAGGTGGCAGGCTCGGGCAAAAAATTGCGCGGCATGCGCCACGGCCCCTACCGCCCCGATTTGTGCATCCTCGACGACATCGAGAATGACGAGCAGGTGGAAAACCCCGCCCAGCGCGACAAGTTGCAGCGCTGGATAGAAAAAACCATCGAGCCTTTGGGCGGCCCCGGCAAAAAGTTTGACATTGTGTATATCGGCACCGTGCTGCATTACGACAGCGTGCTCTCGCGCACGCTGGCCAATAAGTTTTGGCGCAGCAAAAAATTTAAAGCGGTGGTGCGCTGGCCCGACAATATCGATTTGTGGGAGGCGTGGGAGACCATCTACCGCAACGAGGGCGAGCAGGCCGCCGATGCATTTTATGCGGCCAACACCGAGGCCATGCAGCAAGGCGCGATTACATCCTGGGCGGCGCGCGGCATCGAGGTGCTGATGCGCATCCGCGCCAAAATCGGCCTGCGCTCGTTTGCCTGCGAGTATCAAAACGACCCCGCCAGCGGCGATGACTCACCCTTTGCCGACATTATCGACAATTGCTACTACAAAACATTGCCGGCCGATGTGGTTTATTACGGCGCTATCGACCCCTCGCTCGGCAAGGCCGGCGCAGGGCGCGACCCCAGCGCTATTTTGGTGGGCGCTTATCAAAAATCGACCGGCATCTTGTATGTGGCCGAGGCCAAAATCAAGCGCCGCCTGCCTGATTTGATTATTGAGGATGTGATTGCGCTGCATAAAGAGTACGGCTGCCAAGTGTGGACCGTGGAGACGGTGCAATTTCAGGAGTTTTTTAAAGACGAGTTGGTCAAGCGCTCGGCGCGCCGCGGCTTGGCCGTGCCCGCGCGCGGCGTGAAGCCTGCCACCGATAAAGTGTTGCGCATCGAGAGCCTGCAACCGCATTTTGCCAACGGCCTGATTAAAATCCTGCCCGAGCAAAAAGAGCTCATAGAGCAGCTGCGCCATTTTCCGCACGCCGCCCACGATGACGGCCCCGATGCGCTGCATATGCTTTGGATGGCCGCGCAAAGCGGCGTGGCGGCGGCCAATGTGCAGGCTTTTGACCTGCCCGAGCCCAGTTTTGCCCAATTTTAAAGCGGCGTTAAAAGTGAGATAGATATGTTTGGCAAGAGCAAAAACAAAAAATCGGAAAAAGTGCGCATCGACACGCTGGTGGCCGACACCGCCTATGCGCTGGATGATTTTATGAGCAGCGGCCAAAGCAGCGCCGAGCTGTTGGCCAAGCTGCAATTGAGCCGCAAGCAGGTGTTTGAGGCGGTTAATTTTGACGATGAGGTCGAGAGCTGCAAAGAGGATTTGCGCACAGCCATGATGGCCAGCAACTGGCGGCTTTACGGTGACGGCACGGATGACGCTCAAATCGACCGCATTTATCGCGCCGTGCGCCGCCAGCTCGAGGCCTTTATTGAGCTCGTGCTCACGGCACGGCTCAACGGCTACGCTGTGGCCCGCTATATCTATAAAGTAGAGGCCGATGGCTTTATCACGCTGGAGCGCCTGGCCGACCGCCGCGATGAGCTGGATAAATACACCCCGCGCCGCGATGGCACGCTGGTTTATCAGGGCGAGAGCGGCGAGGAGCTGCTCAACACGCAAGTGCTGCACCTGCTGTTAATCAACCGCCCCACCGCACAAAACCCCGCCGGCGAATTGGCGATGGCGCGGCTTTATCCGGCGGTGTCGGTGCGCAGCAACGGCTGGCTTTATGCGCATCAATTTGTTAAGCGCTACGCCCAACCCTATATGGTGGGCAAAATCAACGGCGACGCAAAAAGCTTTGTGGGCAAGCTCTACCACTTTATTTCGGGCGGCGCGCTCACGCTCAACACCGACGAGAGCGTAGAGCTGCTGCAAAACACCGCCAACGGCGAAGCGTTTGAAAAGCTGGAGCGCATGGCAAACGCGCGCATCCAAAAAGTGTTGTTGGGCAAGGTTAAAACATCCGACCTCGCCCACTCCAGCCGCGCGGCACAAGAAACAGAGGAGGCCGCACGGCAAGACCGCATCAGCGCTTATCTCACCCTTTTGGGGCTGGCTGTGCAGCATGCCGTTGATGCGCTGGTGGCCGTCAACGCGGCCTACGGGCTGGCCATCAGCAACGAGGGCGGCCTGTGGTTTGAGTTTGAAAAAGAGGCCGAAATTGATAAAGCGCGCGCCGAGCGCGACAAAATGTATGCCGACACCGGCCAAGTGCGCTTCACCGCCGATTATTACGAGCAGGTTTTGGGCTTTGAAAAAGAGCATTTTGAGTTGGTGCAGCCGCAGGCGCCCGAATCTGCGCACGCCGCTTTATCGCTCAAGCTGGCCAATCCCGCGCCTGTTTTGAGCGCCGATCAAACGATGATGCAGCCCAAGATGAGCGCGATTTTATCGGCGCTGCAAGCGAGCGAGAGCTATGCCGATTTTCAGACGGCCTTAGATGCGCTGGATTTGAGCGAGGGCGACATGCCGATTATTGATAAGCTCGTCGGTCAAAACGTGCGCGAGTGGGTGGCCGGCAGCGAGGGGCAGCCATGAGCGCGCCCGAAATCCGCTTTAACAGCCTGCCCGACCGTGCCGCGTTGGGCTTTTTGCAAAACAAAAAATTATTGCCCGGCTTTAGCCATTATGATGTGTGGATGCAGGAGCATGCCGTAGCTTTTACCGTGGCCAAGATGATGGATGCCGATATGCTGGCAGATGTGCGCCAGATGTTGGCCGATGCCATTGAGCAAGGCACCACATTTAACGATTTTAAAAAGCAGTTAAAACCTTATTTAATGGCCAAGGGCTGGTGGGGTGAGCAAATTATGACCGACCCCGAGGACGACACCGCCAAGCTGGTGCAGCTGGGCAGCACCCGCCGCCTGCGCACCATTTTTCACACCAACTTGGCCACCGCCCACGCGGCGGGGCAATGGGCGCGCATCCAGCAAAATAAGCGTGCGCTACCCTATCTCAAATACATCCCCAGCTATGCCAATAGCCCGCGCGACGGCCACAAGCGCTATTACAACCTGATTTTGCCGGTGGAGCATGAGCTTTGGGCGCAGATTATGCCGCCCAACGGCTACGGCTGCCTCTGCGGCGTGCGCCAGCTCACCCGCCGCCAAGCGCTGCGCGAGCGCGGCGAGGACATCGCCAAATATCCCGACCGCTTTACCGATGAGCAAAAAGCCGACCATGAGGCAGGCCACTTAAATGACAAGCCCGATGTGCCCTATATCGATTTTACCAACCCGCGCACGGGCGAGGTGGTGCGCGTGCCGGCCGACATCACGCCCACATTTGCGCACAACCACGGCGATAGAGTAGCGGCGCTGGACAAGATGTTTGGCGCAAACCACAGCCCTGATGCGCTGGACAAGATGGTGGCCGAGCGCGAGGCTTATTTAGCCGGCAAGATGCAGCCGCCGCCGATGATGACCACGACCTTTAACGATAAGGCTGATCCAAAAGAGGTAAGCCGTTTGTTTGGCAACGGTAAAAATGATTTGCGCACCCACGAGGCTTTGGCCGCTGCCCAATATCAAAAAGCATTTGGTGTGCATCTTGAGCCTTTCAGCCCGGGCGGCGGCGATCAAAAAAACAAGCCTGATTTTATCGTGCCCAAAGCAAACACCCCGCGAGAGCAATGGCAGACCATTGATTTTATGTTTACAGCTGATGATGATGACCTAAAAACCATCAACGGCCTTAATACTTTTTTTGCCTCTGATGATAATCTTGAGCTTTGGGCTAAAAAAATAATCAATATGCAAAAGCATTTCGATAAAGCCGATATTGTGCCGATGGATTTGCGCCATCTCAATAGCAAAAACCGCGCAAAATTATTAGCTTATGTGTTATCATTGCCGAAAACACAGCAAGAAAAAGTGCTGTTTATTGTGAGAGAGTCAAAATGAGCACCGCAGAATTATTTATCGGCCAAGATGGCAATGGCGATTTTGTTGTTGTCGATATAAGCAAAGCCGCTGCCCAAGAATTATTTGAGCGGCTGCTGGAGAGCATGGAGCTGGCAGCGCCGGAATATATCCCTCAATTCGAGGGTGAGGCAGCCGGCGGCGTGATGTCGATTGCCGACTTGCCATCCGCGGCCTTTATGGATGCAAGCCGAACCATTATACAGGCGTGCGATGAGGTAGCTGTTTTGCAGCCGTTTAAAGCCGAGTTAAAAACCGCCCTAGAGGCCGACCCCCGTTTCAAAAAGGCAGCCGCCTGACGCCTCAATTTAGCAACCCCTCAAAAACGCGCTTTTAAGCGCGTTTTGTCGTTTGGGTAGGCCGATGTATAGGCGCGCCCTATAAAATCAATCTGACGCAAATTTAACCACGTTTTAACCACGGTTCTGCGCCCGCTTGCGCGGTGCAAATCCCCGCGCACCCGAAATCACCCCGCCGCCGTAGTGAATCCAATCTAAATCCGCCGCGCCTGCCTCATCGGCACAATAGCGGCATGGATACCAAAACCCTCCCCCACACCCTTAATCTGCGCCTGGCCGATTCCGGCAGCCTGCAATTGCAAGCCGCCGGCGAAGCCGCTGCGCCGCGCCGCTTTAGCGGCATTGCCAACAGCGGCCGCGCCTTTGGCTTGGGCAGCTGGCAAACCGTGATTGATTTTGACGGCATCAAGCTCAAAGACAAAACCGCGTTTTTGCTCGACCACAGCGGCAGCAAGCGCGCGGGTGTTGGCCGTTTGTCGGTTACTTCAGACGGCCTGTTGGCCGATGGTGTGTTGCTCGACAACGAGCACGGCCGCGCGGTGGCCGCCGAGTCTGATCAAGGTTTTCCATGGGAAATGTCTGTTTATGTGCAATCGGCGCGCACGGAGGAGTTGAGCGTCGGCGCAACGATAAGCGTAAACGGCCGCGAGATTGCGGGCCCTGCGCTGATTATGCGCGATTGCACCATCCGCGAGGTGTCGTTTACCGCCGTGGGCGTGGATAGCAACACTCACGCCGTGGCGCTCTCGGATGACG